TCGTGGCTCTTGGTTAGCCCTGTTCCAATTAAGACCTACAAGAAATGTTTTAAATGATCTAATAGACTTACATGAATTACCACTGGGCCAATTTTGTAATTCTCTAAAAGGTGTTGTAGTGCTAGGTATACCTGCATTTAAAGGCCACATTTGTGGCGCATCAAATCCATTGGTAGCAACTACCAGACCATTAAGGTTAGTAGCAGTCCATCTACGACTAGATGTATTAGCACCATAATCATCATCTGCTGTAGTTGTAGAGCCTGACACATACACAACAGTATTGTCAGGATGAGCATATGTTGTTGTGCCTGTAAGAGTAATAACTCCTGTCGATGTGTCTCTAGCACTGTAAGTTAATTCTTCGTATTGATTAGAAGTTCCAGTGTCTATACCTAACCTTAGTGTACCAGTAGCAGACAGGGCGGTTAATGCCGCTCCTGTATCTACAGTAATAGTAGCCGCACTTGCCAGTACAGCGCCATTTAAAGTTAAAGTGCTTTGCCTTGTAATATCAGTCCATGTAGTTCCTGAATACACTGCAATATCTGTAGCGCCATAGGCTATCCAGTAGTATGTTCCTGCGACAGTTAAGTAAGGATGAATGTAGTAAGGAGCGAACGGACAAGTAGCCATCACTTCCTTGTAACCTGCAATCTTTTTTACACCGTTATCAAGGAATCTTACATTGTTTCCGTCAGACCATGCACCTTGTGGAAGATTATAAGGAGGTATATCCTTAATTATTCCTATAGAGCCTACGTTATCAAAAGGTATTAGTGGCATTTATTCTGGTGGCGTGGGCCATGTAATATTAAAAGGATCAGGTTGAGTTGTAATATTTCTTAAATCTTGCCTGTATACTTCCCACTGTTCTCTTTCAGAATCAGACATTGGAACGTCAGTTAGAACAGTCCAGTCACAAGCAACAAGTTTACCTTTCCGCTCTGCTTTAACTACATTCCATTGCTCTGGGTCTTGTCCTGCTTGCACTGTTGACCATGATGGTTTTTTTGATGGGTCATTGTACACAACATTACTGTTGTAGTCTGACTCATTTTCTATTGACCCGTATATACCAAACCCTTCATTCGGAACTGCAGCCCAAAGAATGTTGCTAAGTGTTACGTTATTCATTCTTCAATCTCCCAAACCATCATTGTTCCATTATTAAAAGCGGTTCCACCTGCTGACGCTAGTGGTTGTTTTGACCAAATGTCAAAAGTATTTGAACCAACAGCGCTAGGTGTGTCAGGTCTATTTGCAGGTATTACTTTCCAAAGATGTGAAAATCCAAATCCAAATTCTTCTGTAGATAATCCAGAATCAACTTTAGATTTAATATCTCCAACAAGAATATTATCTGTAGTCCCAGTAATTAAAGTTCCAGAAGTATTTGCTAACTTAATATAAGTATATTGATGATCACTTCCACCATCCCATGATGAAAAAATATCATTCATTCCATCAACTTGAATATACAAATTAGAAGAAGCAGATAAACAAGTGTGAGCAATTGACCATCCTACATCTACATAAGTATCTGATCTAAAAGTAGATGATGTCGCTTGAATAGCATGAGTTGTTTTAAGAAGGCTCCCGCCTTCTAGCGCCCTTAAAACTACCCAATCACTGTTTGCTTCATTCCTTATTTTTAATAAATTATTTGTAGTGTCAAACCAAATTAGCCCTGCTGTAGTTGGACTAGGCGCCGAAGCAGAAGTATGAACACCATTTACGGCTTCATCAGCATTAGGGAATGTATTTTTTAAAACAGTTTTAATTAGTCTAAGGTGATCGTCACCCTGACTAATTGCATCTGTACCTGTAGGGTTGGTGTCTACCAACCCACTAATAAAACTTGCGCTTTCTAATGCCATACTTTAACCTTTAGGATACTTTGTTTTAATTGACTGTCGTATTCCTTCCAACGCAGTGACAGATGCCATACGTTCTTCTACTACTCCTTCCCATAAAGCAACAACTAGTTCGTCAATTGACGGATACTCAGCCTGTCGATCACGCTTGTATTGTGTTGCGTCTTGCTCTGCTTGCAGTCGTGCGACCTCTGCTTCGTAATCTGATTGAACAACAGGAACTTGGTTGCCATCTTTGTCCATTGGCCCTATGCTGTCATCAATAGAAACAACATTGGGATATAGGTTATAGATTGCTTGGTGATTCATGCGCCTATCTCCATGACTGTTAGGCTTGATGAGCCAGTGTAGTTAGCATCTCCTGAATTACGATTAAGGTAAACAACAACACCTACGGTGTTATCTGTTGCTAATTGAACTTTATAGGTTAAAGATGATGTTGAAGATGGTGAGTCCAACCAATTCAATCCAGAATTATATGTTTGACTACTAGTTGCATAATTGCTTATTGATGCTTTTTCAGTCCCAGTAGCACCCTCTCCTAAAATTGTGGAATCTCTTAAGAGGTTGACTTGAGTTGTTGCGCCTGTGTCGCCCGAAAGCATTCCTGTAAACATAACTAAAATTTTGCTTGAGGTGCTTGATGGAGTAATCGACAAGGATAAATCTGTAACATCAACGAAAGTTCTACCAGTAGTACTAAAAATATCTGATTTGTTTGCTTGAACAACTTGCAAAACTTTGCCTGTTGTTAATCCCGAAACAGTCGCCCCTGTTACATCAATAGTTCCATTTACATCTAAAGTCCCGCCAGAAGCAATATCAATTTCACCCCCACTAGGAATCGTTAGCCCGCTGTCCTTGATTGTGACTCCATCAATAACAATGCCATTTGCGGCAGTGCGTTCCGAGATCGTATCGACTTTAACTTCACTCATTTCGGATACCCCAGTTCTGGAAGAACAAGAAATGCTTGATAGTCTGTATCAGCCTCTATCGCAGCCCATGCTGCTTCTAGTTCCGCTTGTGTTGGTTGTGGGTCAGGGCCAGACCACTCAACGAACTCATGTGGTGGTGGTGATTGGGTTAGCCGATAAAAATTGGCGTTAAGACCTAAATGATGTATGCAAAGATTGATGTCCATTACGCCTCCTTGAAGATTTCGACTAGGGTGTATTGTTCGGTGTCGAAATTTGATGTGATTCCTAGCCCATAGGTTGCTTGAGTGGAACCACATTGATGCTCAATCCGAAACACCGTCGATCCAGCAATTGTTGTTCTAGCGGCCCCAGAAGATGTTGAACCACCCCAATAAGTATCATTTGCGTAAGCAGACAACCCTACACCAACTGTTGCTGTATCAGTCACGTTGTACAGGCGTGATTTATGCGCTGTAACAAGCGCAGCGGGGGCGCTCCATTTTATTAGATATGTTCCAGCGGCTAATGTGAATTGTTCTGATGCAATTGAAACGATCCCATCAGGGTCAGCAATTTCGGTATTCAAATCCCGTGTACGCCATGCGCCTGATGTGAATGTACCACCCTGAGTATTCTGTGCTTTCTGATCTGCGATGATTGCGTAAGATGAGAAGAGTCCGAACCCAGAAGCAGTGCCAGAATTCGTCACTGTCGCACCAGATGCTATTGTCAGCGTTTGCCCTGATGGGATTGTGAACCCCGTCATGGTTGCGCTACTCACATCAAGAGTCGCGCCAGATGGAACCGTAGTGGTATCTCCCGAATCAGAAATCTGGAGTGCGGTTCCTGTAGCAGGGCTTATCTTGTTTGCTTTGATTTCACTAGCCATTATAACCACCCAAGGCTGACAGCCTGTATTCGTGTTTCCTTACTTGCTGATTGGTTATGCGTTGTAATCTTATAGCGCATGGCTGAACCTGATGGTTGAGCAGAGATATCGAGATCATGAGCGGTTAAGATTGTGTGACCACCTGTGTCACCTTCGTCTGCTAGAGTGAACTGAGTGTAGGTTGTACCGTTGTCACGACTGACCCATCCCTTAATGTCTGTGTTTATCGTTGCTGTACCCGCACCGTTGGTGTAGGTCATTACGAGATCACCTTTTGTTGGTACGGCTTCTGCTGTTGTTGCGGTAGACACAAGCGTAAGGTTTCCGGGTACGTTTGCGTCTTTAACAATTACTACGCCAGTGCCCCCGGCACCCCCAGAGCCACCGCCACCGCCGCCTCCTCCGCCGCCTCCGGTGTTTGCGGTTCCGGCATTCGTGCCGCCATCAGCACCGCCCCCGGAGCCACCCGATCCCGCTGCCACTCCAGAACTTGCACCTCCACCACCTCCTGCAAAGTAACCAGATACTCCGTAAGATGAGAAAGTAGAAAATAATTGTCCTGCTCCGCCGTTACCACCTGCCCCATTAGGAGCGGAAGTTACTGTAGCATTTGCACCGGCGGCTCCTGCGCCACCTCCGCCACCGCCGGGATAGTTTGATCCGGCTGAATTTCCGCCAGAGTTTCCGTAATTGCCGCCACCGCCACCAGTGTTAGAACTTCCATAGACCCCGGCTCCACCACCGCCTGATCCATCAGTTGTACTTCCAACGCTTGAACTTCTTGACGCTCCACCACCGCCTCCAGTTACAGTGGTTGAATCAAAAACGGAACTACCGCCGTTGCTTCCTTGACTGCTAGTT